AAGTAGAAGATGGAATAGCTTGATGCTATCTAGAAAAATACAAGGAGCAAAAGGAATGTTTACTCCGCCTTCTTATGCTTTTATGTATAAACTCACAACTGTTGGTGAATCAAACGATCAAGGTAGTTGGTTCGGTTACAATATCGAATTGGACAAAATGGTCGAGGACACAGCTATTTACGAACAAGCAAAATCATTTGCAAAAGCTGCGTCTAGTGGTGAAGTTGAGGCTAAACCAGAGGAGCCTGTCGCTCCAACAAAAGACAACTTAACTCAACCTCAAGAGACAAAAGACGATAGTAAAATACCGTTTTAATTAGTCTACACTTAAACTGGAGGTTTAGTGAGAGAAGTCTTTGAAAAAATATACCAGGGTTTGGACGTTGCCTATGGTCAACATCAATCCGAAGGAAAGAGAGCCGATGGTAAACAAGAGGGTAAGTCTTACATAGTAAGAGAACTTGTTACCGAGGAACTATGGGACAACCACCTTAATGGTGTAGGTCCATCCCTGGGTATTATTCCTATCATGGCTGATAATAAAGCCAAATGGGGTTGTATTGATATAGATCAGTACCCCATAGATTATAAAAAAATTATTCATAAAGTTAGAGAATTAAGTTTACCCTTGATACCCTGTAGATCAAAGAGTGGTGGGTTACATATATTTTTGTTTTTTAGTAAACCTGTCCCTGCAAAAGATATAAGGTACAAATTGAGAGAGGTTGCATCATGTCTAGGATATTCTTCCGCTGAAATATTTCCAAAACAATCAAGCATCCTAATAGAAAAAGGAGATCTTGGTAATTTTTTAAACTTACCTTATTACAATCATAAAGAGACAACAAGGTATGCTTATAAGGATGATGGTACAGCTGCTTCATTAGTGGAGTTTGTGAATATGTACAATCTTTATGTTAAAGAAACAATTGACGATATTGCAATACAGATACCCGGAGAGGTCATAAAGGATGGTCCGCCCTGTCTACAACAACTTTGCACTCAAGGTTTTCCTGAGGGCACTAGGAACAATGGATTGTTTAACATAGGTGTCTATCTTAGAAAGTTTGATCCCGATAATTGGCAAAGTCTTTTAGAGGATCACAATAGAAATTTCATGTCACCACCTTTGGCAGCTAATGAAGTTATAACTGTAATAAAACAATTAGATAAAAAAGATTATAATTTTAGATGTAAAGATGCACCAATAAATTCTTTTTGTAATTCAAAAGTATGTAGAACTAGAAAATTTGGAATAGGTTCTAGTGAGAATACTCCAGAGTTTGGTGCTATGACTGTTCAATTATCTGATCCAGTCGTTTGGTTTTTAGATGTTAATGATAATAGATTAGAGTTTTCTACGGAGGAACTACAAATACAAACAAAGTTCCAAAGAAAATGCATGGAATATTTGAGAAAGATGCCTCCGAAGATGAAAGAATCACAGTGGCAGGAGACACTCCAAATACTAATGGATAACGCAACCGTTATCAAGGTGTCACGTGATGGATCTGTGTCTGGTCAGTTTGAGACTTACCTCCAGGAGTTTTGTACTGATCGGGCGCAGGCGTTAAACAAAGAAGAATTATTACTTAGAAAACCATGGACAGAAGATGGTAAAACATATTTTAGATTAAAAGATTTAATGGACTATTTAACTAGAAATAAATTTACACATTTAAATACAGGACAAATAATTGCTAGGATAAGAGAGATAGGTGGTCATAGTGAGTTTTTTAAAATCAAAGGTAGGGGTGTTAATGTTTGGGTGATACCGGCATATCAACAACAAGACTCAGAATTTGATATTAAGGAGTTAGATGAAACGCCCTTCTAAAAAATTAAAACTAGGAATGTGGACAGAGCAGTGGGCAAAGTTGTATTTATTATCAAAAGGATATTTTGTGTTTCACAATTTAT